GTAGAACGAACAAATCCATTTGCATATTTTACACAAATTGTTTATTATGCTTTCCTACGTCGTATTCAGAAAGAAAAAAGACAAATGGAAATCAAAGAAAAAATTATTGAGAAAAGTGGTTTTGACCAATTATTTTCATCTGATGGAAATTCGGGCAATTCTTCTGACTACAATACAATTAAAGAAAATATTCAGATTAAACTTTATCAATGAAAATAGGTTTGATAACAGATACTCACTATGGGTTTCGCAAAGCAAATAAAGCATTTCACGAGTATTTTGCTAAATTTTATGATGAAATATTTTTTCCTACATTAAAGAAAAACAAAATTAAAACAGTCATTCATTTGGGTGATGCTTTTGATAGTCGTAAAGGAGTTGATTATTGGGCTCTTGATTGGGCAAAAGAAAATGTTTATGATAGATTTCAAGATTTGGGAATTACTGTTTATAATATTGTAGGAAATCACGATGCCTATTATAAAAATAGTAATGAAATTAATGCGATAGACACACTCCTTCAACAATATTTTAATGTAGTTAGAGTTTCTAAACCAACAGAATATACTATTGAAGGAATGAAAACAGTTCTTCTTCCTTGGATATGTACTGATAATGAAAAGGAAACTTTTGAACTTCTTGATGAAACAGAAGCAAAAGTTGTTTTTGGCCACCTTGAACTAAATGGATTTACAGTTTATCCAGGACACGTTCATACGGAAGGATTAGATAAAAAAATATTTCAAAAGTTTGATAGAGTTTATTCGGGGCATTATCATACTCGTAGTGATGATGATAAAATCTTTTATCTCGGAAATCCATACCAAATGTTTTGGAATGATTTAAATGATAAAAGAGGATTTCATATTTTTGATACTGATGATTATAAATTAGATTACTTTCAAAATCCTCATACAATGTTTGAGAGAGTATATTACGAAAATACTGATTTTAAAGAAATTGATTTGCCTCATTTGGCAAATAAAATGGTTAAAATTGTAGTCAGAAAAAGAGATGATTATAAACAGTTTGATAAATTTGTAGATTTTGTATCTAAATTAAATCCATTAGAACTTAAAATTATTGAGAATGTTGATGTTTATGATGAAGATGTGAATTATGAAAATATTCCTACAGAAGATACATTAAGTATTTTGGATAAATATGTTGAAGAATCTGAATTTGAATTAGATAAAAAAATAATTAAAAAACTTTTAAGGGAATTTTATAAAGAAGCATTAGAAATAGAGTGATGTTTATACTTACAATTGCTGACAAAGAAGATGATGGTGCATATGCAGTATTGGATTCTTATGGAGAAAAGGCATTATACTTTTTTGAGGACGAGGATGATGCCAAAAGATATGGTGGTCTTTTGGAAGCAGAAGATTATCCAGAAATGTTAGTGGTTGAAGTTAAAGATGACGTAGCAATAAAGACTTGTGAGATGTATGGATATAATTATGTTATAATTACCCCAAATGATTTTGTGATACCCCCTAGAGACAATGATTTTATTCAAAAAAATCGCATATCGTAATTTCCTTTCTTCGGGAAATCAATTGACAGAAATAAACTTTACTGATGTTCAAACTACCTTAATTGTTGGAACAAATGGTTCCGGGAAGAGTACAATGTTGGATGCTCTTTGTTTTGGATTATTCAATAAAGCATTCCGTAAAATTACCAAAGGGCAACTGGTCAATTCAACTAATATGAAAGACTGTTTGGTTGAAATAGATTTTTGTATTGGAACAAAGGAATATAAAATAAAAAGAGGCATTAAACCAAATATTTTTGAGATTTGGATTGATGGAATTCTTCAAAATCAAGCAGCAGCATCTACAGACCAACAGAAACAACTGGAAGATAATATTCTTAAATTAAATTATAAGTCTTTTACTCAAATTGTAATTTTGGGTAGTGCCTCTTTTGTTCCTTTTATGCAGTTATCTACGGCACATCGTAGAGAGGTTGTTGAAGATTTATTAGACATTAAAATCTTCTCTGCGATGAATTCTATAATTAAGGAAAAAATTAGAAATACAAACGATAGAGTCAAAGAACTTTCTTTGGAGCAAAAATTAACTGAAGAAAAAGTTCAGATGCAAAAAGAATTCATTGAGAATATTGAAAAAACTGGAAAGGAAAGTATAGATAAAAAGAAAGATAAGATTGATTCTAACTCTACTTATATTGACCAGTTAAGTGCTGAGAATCAACATAAAGGATTGGATGTATCTGAAACTCTTCAACCTCAATTGGAAGACCTTCTAGATGCCTCTAAGAAACTTAAAAAACTTTCTAACTTGAAAGGTAAAATTTCTGAAAAAGTATCAATCATTACTGAACAACATAAGTTCTTCACTAGCAATTCAGTATGCCCAACTTGCACTCAGGAAATTGATGAAGATTTTCGTTTATCTAAAGTTGATGAATCGCAAGAAAAAGCAAAAGAACTTCAAACTGGTTATTTGGAATTGAAAGAAGCAATTAAACAAGAAGAAGCAAGAGAACTTGAATTTAATCAAATTTCTAAAAAAATCAATAGCATCAACAGTGAAATTTCAAATAATAATGTCAAAATATCTCAATTAAACAAACAAACCAAAGATTTGCAATATGAAATTGAAGATATTCTCAATAAGATTAAAAATAAAAATGAAGAAAAATCAGTATTAAATGAACTGGAAGAAAACTTAAATTCAATTGAGAATGAAAAAATAAAAAACAAACAAGATATTTTTTATTTTGATTTCGCACAGTCCCTAATGAAAGATGGTGGAATCAAATCTAAAATTATTCAAAAGTATATTCCATTGATGAATCAACAAATCAATAAGTATCTACAATTGATGGATTTTTATATTAATTTTACTCTTGATGATGAATTCAAAGAGAACATTAAATCTCCCATTCACGAAGATTTCACTTATGAAAGTTTTAGTGAAGGAGAAAAGATGAGAATTAATTTGGCAATTCTTTTTACTTGGAGAGAAATTGCTAGAATGAAGAACAGTGTTTCCACAAATCTTTTAATTTTGGATGAAGTTTTTGATAGTTCATTGGATACTACTGGAACTGACTATTTCACAAAGATCATTAAATATGTGATTAAAGATACTAATATATTTGTAATTTCACATAAGACAGATGAATTGATTGATAAGTTTGATAAGATCATTACATTCCAAAAAATAAAGGGATTTTCTAAAATGACTGCTTGACTTTTCTTTCTTTTTGTGCTAGTATTTTTAAGTAGTTTGATACTAGATTATGAAATGGAAGTACAATGAGGAACAAATTCTAAAAGATATTAGTGAATATGTTCTCAGTACATATGGTAGTCATTATGTTGGCAGTGAAGAAGGATATGAAGATATTCAAACAATTGACTTAGCTGCTTCCAAAGGACTTGCTCAAGACTTCTGCCAAGTGAATATTTTGAAGTATGGTTCTAGATATGGGCAAAAGAATGGTCGCAATAAAAGAGACTTGCTAAAGGTCATTCACTATGCTATGCTACTCCTTCACTTTGACAGGCATTATAGCCGTGTTGATAATGGACTTGGTGAATTTAAATGAAACTTTCAGAAAAAACAATTGCCGTTCTCAAAAATTTTGCGTCAATTAATCAATCTATTTTGGTGAAGAGTGGTTCTAAACTTAGAACTATTTCTGTAATGAAAAACATTCTTGCAGAAGCAGAAATTGCCGAGGAGTTTGAAACCGATTTTGCAATTTATGATCTAAATCAATTCTTGAATGGATTAGGATTGCATCAAGATCCAGATCTTGATTTCACGAATAATTCACACGTCATCATTCGGGAAGGAAAACGTCGCGTAAAATATTTCTTTGCTGATCCAGAAGTAATCGTATCTCCGCCAGAAAAAGAGATTGAATTCCCATCTGATGATGTTTGCTTTCAGTTGGATCATTTGCAACTAGACAAATTAATTAAAGCGTCTGCAGTTTATCAATTGCCAGACCTTTCTGTTGTTGGTGATGCTGGAGTAATTCGTTTGGTTGTTCGTGATAAAAGGAATGATACCTCCAATGAATACTCTATTGTAGTTGGTGAAACTGATATGGAGTTTGTTTTCAATTTTAAAGTTGAAAATATTAAAATTATTCCTGGTGCTTATGAAGTTATTATATCAAAAAAACTTCTATCCAAATTTACAAATATCAATTATAATTTGAAATATTATATTGCCATGGAGCCTGACTCAAATTTCCTATGATGGAATTTCTTCTCTATTTGACTCCTACTGGACAGCAAATTATTAACACTATTATGCAGAGAAATTACAATATCAAACAAAATGCGGCAATCTGTCGTAATAAAGAAATATTTGGTATTGTAAAAAATCCTAATTTTGTAATTTGCTTGAATAATATTAAAAATACTATTAGTCCAGTTGATTATTATGTAAATGAGACAGTTTATCACGAAGCAGTTCACGTAGCACAATCTTGTAAAAAAGGACCACTAGGTGTAAATTTTTCTTTGAATGCTTACAAAATGAATGATGTAGTTCGTTCTACAAAAATTAGTGGGGAGTATCCTGTATATGAATCAGAAGCATACTTTTTAGAAGATAAACCCGAACAAGTTCTTTATTATTTGAAAAAATTCTGTTTTTAATTATGAACATCTTTGTGACTGACCAGTGCCCGGTGCTTTCTGCCGTGGCACTTCCCGATAAACACGTAGTGAAAATGCCCCTGGAGACCTGTCAAATGGTCTCCGTAATCTTCTCCAAGTGGTACTATGATTG